GCTGATGATACTGCCATCATTTTAGCTTCAGTAAATTTACCTCTAGCTTGAACTTCACCAGCATATCCTTGTGCTTGAGCAATCCTACTTTGAGCTTCAGCAAGAAAGGCATTACCACCTGCTATTCTAGCCTGTGCTTCTTGTAAATATGCAGAACCAGTGCTTTGATATGCTGTCATTGCTTTAAGATAAGTCTCAACTTCATTTGCATATCCTTGTGCTTCACTTACAGCTGCTTGAACCTGCTTCACTCTCATATCACCAATAGACGACCACTCTGCAAGATGAGCTTGAGCTCTTTGTATCTCAGATGTTGCAATCCCAACCGATGCTTGAACTAATTCTATATCCTCTTCAGTTAATAAGTATGTAGCTGCATCTCCTGCTGCATCTCCAGTTGGAGAGTTAGCACCGTCATCTATAATTTTTTCTGCATTATCTAGAGCATCCTTTACTCTTGTTAACTGTGACCTGTCAGTTAAAAATGTTTCCTCATCTCCAAATATTGATTCTGTTGCGGATTCAAACTTATCAGCCGCGGTAGCTGCTTGATCTACTGCTGTTTTTATTAGCCCTAATGCTGTCGCTATTGATCCACTATTATAAGTTCCAGAAAGATTTCTAGCTTCATCAAATTCATCATTTGCTAAATCAATAATATTATCTACCTTATTTAGTTCTGTAGCCATTGCTGCTACAGCTGTATTAATAGTTCCAGAATTATCTGTTAATGTCGCTATTTCTGCAGCTTCAGTCACAGCTATATCTACCTGACCCCCTACTTGATCTGCAATAGCTGGTAATTCATCTAATTCTGTATTTACAGCCGTTAAAGCCGTATTCACATTACTATCTCCATGTAGTGCACCCATAGCATTCTCTAGAGATTTAATTGATGCATACATTACTACCAAATAAACCTTATTATCAGGAAAGTTCTTTATAGTTGAATATGCATAAGTTAAACTACGCCCTTCATCATCCTTTGGATCTGAACTTATAAAATATAATTTATAAGCAGAATTAGGTGCATTTCCTGGCGTTGGATAAACAGAAACTTTACCATCAGCATTTATAAAAAATGCTGGATTATATGTTGATGCATAATGTAAACTATTAACATCTTGAACTCTATTTTGCATACCAATAGTTATAGCTCTACACTCCCTCCAATCATCTGCCGTTCCAGACTCCCTAACAACACTAACAATCTTTCCAGAGTTAGTTGTCAATCCATCTTGAGAAGATGATTCACTACTTTCTGTAACAAATAAATGCCTATCTTGAGGCCTTATAGTCGTATGTCTTACAATAACATCATTTACACCGTCTATTAAAAATTGCGTAACTTCTTCTGAATTTGGAGATGTATCTCCAGCTCCTGATGTTGTGATACTTATACTTGTTAACGCTTCTACTTGTGCTTCAAATGTTGCCATATTTCCTTTTAGTTAAACCTACCCCCTAGAAGAGAACTCATAGAGGGCAGGTTATATTCAATTAACTACTTATTACTGTCTACCGTGTTCAAACGATTGAAGTACTACTCCACTCGCTGAAGCTGCAGCATGAATATGATAGAAGAAAGGTGTAACTATTTCTCCTACATCCAATGAAAATGCAACAGCATTGGCTGATGTAGAACCATCATACTTGTATGTAACTGCACCTGTTGAAGCTACTAAAACTTCAAAGCTGTGAGATGCTCCATCTGCCCAGTTACTTCCAGCATCTATATTAGTAGTAGTGGTAGTACCACCATTATTAATTATAGTTTCTGTTTCTATATCGCCAGCATTTAGTTTCATTGCTGCCATTTCATCATAATCATCAACGGCTGCTTGAAAAGCTTCAACTTTTCTAAAACCAAATAAACAATCATCAGTATCAGATACATCAGCAACAGAGAAGGCCAATTTCGCATAAAATGCATCGCTGCCTACTCTATATTTTTGAATCTGAGGACCTTTCCAGTAACCTTTAGCATTTGGATCAGCTAAACACCATTGAATGCCTTCATTATCAGCTCCATCATAACTGTAATTCATACCAGCTGATGTAGCAACAGGACCAGCAGCAGTTCCAGCTGTTTGAGTTCCTATATTTTGTACGATTAATTTTAAACCATCATCATACATATGAACACAAGAAGCTGTGTCTACGCCACCATGATCGCCAACTATAGGATTATCTTCAAATCTAAAGATACCCCCATCAGCTACCGCTGAATCACCAACTTTTTTAGATACTTTATTATCCCATTTATTTGAACCATATAAAGGATTTCCCATAATTAACCTCCTTATGTCCAAATGGCGTGTGTCTCAGGACAACACCATTCCATACCAGCTTCAGTTAAGATTTGATCTACTCTACGATCGACCCCTGAGTTCTCTAAAGTTTGAACTCCTACGTAGACTGAAGTGTCTCTGTTAATACCATTACCAACTAATGGTCTGTATGCACAATATTTCATATTGATACCAATCATTTTAACTTGAGTGCCATCTAAGTGAACATTTCGTGCTACATTCATATCACCATATACAGTTGATATAGTTGTTATATCAATACCAAACACTTTTTTCTTGCCAGCTACAGCAAAATCATAGTAGCCATTGCCACCATCTGTTCCAGCAACTGGATTTGGTGATGTATTTCCTGATGCAGGAACTACTCCACCTATATTATTAGCAAAGTATCCAGATAGCTTATGTAGCCAATTGTAAACTGCTGTAGAACAGAAGAATACAGTTGAACCTGCATTATTATATCTAGGATCTAACATTGCTGATAAGTCATCCAAGAATTGGTCTTGTGTTTTATTAGCTAAAGTTAAGCTAAATGTATTACCATAAGTTGAAATAAAGTTTACAGCACCTTCAGTGGTGTTATATGTTGAACTTTGATTTCCAAATAGTAATGCATTTTCTACATCCCACTTATGCTCGATTAACTTTTCTTTCCAGATTCTAGCCCACTCATTACCTTCATACTTAAGAACTGTTGCTCTATCAGTATTATTCATCACACATGATGTTTTCCAGATTTGAGTTTGACCGTGACCTGTTGTGAAAGGTTGATCTTGCCAAGTTTCAGGATAACCAGAACCAGCTGCAAATGCAGTACCAACTACATAACACTTAAATGGTTCTAAGTCTTCTACAGCCTGACTTTTAGATGTTGGTGTAGCTAGATAACCTAGTCCAGCTTGTCCATCACCTATAGATGCTCCAGTTGTTGTTGCCTGCATAAGGTTACAACTACTATTACCCTTAACACAAGTTGCATTTATAATTGCCTTATTAACTGTTGCACTTGATGTTGAACTTACGCCCTGAGTATCAAGATCTACAGAATTAATTTTCCATAATGTATATCCTGTTACTTCAGAAGCAAGATTATTAACAGTTGCAGCAGCGCCTATTGGCACTTTGATTATTTGACCAGGAATAAAGAATTGAGGCTGTGTGCCTTCAACTCCTTCCTGATATACTGCTGTTTGACCATAGATGTTTTGCAAATTGCCATTACTACTATAATCAGTAAACATACCAAAAGTCCATGAAGTACCTTCTGACATATTTAAAGTAGCAGATGCTCCAGCCTGTGTTGCAGGTGTTGCGCCAGCTGCTGTGTCATAGTCAGCTATGTATGCATATCTTTTGGTATAAGATGAACGTCTTTCTGTAAATTTGAAAGATGGATCATCGGTGGGTTTTTTAGCGCACATACTAAGGAATCGAAAGAAAGGATCTTGAGCTAACGCCAATTCAGATACATAGTCACCAAACGCATACTTACGTCTCAGCGCACCAGTATTTAATTGTACAGAACTCTGTCCTCTCTCAATCGAACCGCTAGTATAATTACTACCCGTTACGTTTAGAATATCAGACATTTGTCTATCTCCTTAATTTAAGTTTGGAGTAGACTAAACTTTTAGTATAAGCCTATCCAAACAAGTTATCTACACTATTATCGAATCCAAGGATATTTTCAAACACCTCTCTATCTTGAGATGCTGGTTGACCTTGATTATTCGCTCCACTAGCAGATGTAGGCATATTCCTAACGTTTTTCATTTGATTTAACATATCCTGTTTTGTATTTTGAGCAACATTTGAAGCAGCTTTATCTCTATTTAAAAGATAATTAACATCATCTAATGTCATAGTATGCTGTTTAGCATCTGATTTAAAAGCTTCAAATTGCTCGTCTGTCATATTATGCTTTTCCTTAAATGCCGTTTCTTCTGTCTTCATAGCATTAGCACGTTGCAATTGCACTGCACGCTGCTGTTCACCTTGAACCATTTGTCCAACTCGTTGTTGAACTAATGAATCGACATGAGCATTCATAAGTTTAGCACTATCTGACTCTGGATCTGTCATTGCTTCATGTTGGTCAAACATAAAATCTTCATCAAGCCCTAACTTCTCTTGAATAGACTTAGCTGGTTGACCTCCATTTACCAAATAGCCACGAACATGTTCTACAAGTCCACTATCTTTTTTCATAGCGTCAAGAACAGGTACAAATTTTTCAACTTCTTTGTACTTATCTCTCCACTTAACGGCCTCTCTACTACTATCAGTATATCGTTTTTCCCAGTCTGTGCCGTTAATAGACTGTTCTGCCACATTGTTGGAGCCAGTATCTGTATTAGTGTGGGTTACCTGTTTGGGGCCACTTTCTCGATTTTGGGTTACCTCAGTGTCTACAATTCCACCATTCACTTGGTGTTCGAGATTTTCAAAGAACGCCTCAGAGCCTGGGCTTTCGGATGGTTGCTGCGATACTTGACCAGCTGCCTCTGCAGCGTCCAAAGAATCGGCACTCATTCCTATTTCAGGGTTACCTTGACTATCCTTCATAAATTTCTCCTTTATTCTAGTTTATAGTTTATTCATTTTTGGACGTATTATCCAAATCATTTTTGAAATTCTGTAATATATCGCCTGCTCTTGCTTGATTTGTCTTGGCATTATTAGCCATTACATTACGAAGTAAATATTGTTCTCCTTCGGTTTGAGTGAATTCTTCATTCATTTTAGATTTAACTTCTTCCTTCTTTTTGTTTATCTCAACATCAGCCTGCATAACTTTATTCTTAATGCCTGCCTGAACAAGTTGTCTTTCAAGAGTCTCTATTGTGCCATCTTTATCTTTAATAGCTTCGGACAACTGTTGTATTTGACCTTGTAATTGAGAATAAAAAGACTTCCTTTGAACAATCTTATCTTTATTCTTAAGATCTGTCTCAGCAAGAACTGCAATATCATCAACTATTCCTAATTGCATTAATTGTTTTAATTCTTCTAAATAAGCCCATCTATTAACTGGAAGAGTAGAACCAGAAATAATTCTTATATCAAATTTATATGCTGATATATCCATAGACTTTCCTATAGCTTCTCCCATATCATTATATATTGGAATATTCATTTCTTGTGTCTTGCCTTCCTGTATAGCACTAGGCTGTAAAATTCTAAACTTTTTATTAGCTGTATATGTTGCTTGTGAATATTGAACAACAACTTGTCCTAAAGCTCTTAAAGCTGGCTCTATCGATGTATTCATCCATTGCTTAATTCTTCGTGTTCCATATTCATCTAAAGCCAACATCCCTCTATATGTTTCACTAGCACCACCTGCATCACCCATCATAGAGCTATATATTCCAGCCAAATATTCCATATCTGACTTACCTTGTTGTATTATTTGGAAGAAAGCACTTGATAATGGAGCTGGCATTACAGGTGTAGGTCTTTCAACACCAGGTCTAATTGGAAGTAATGCCCCTGGACTTGCTGCATATTTTTCCCATGTTTCAGAATCTATAGAACCCTCTTCGTACATCCATCTTAAACTTGAACCTAATGAAGCATTATGAACCATAATCTGATGAGCTTTATTAATCTCTTGCTGCTT